ATTCAACAAGATGAATAATTAATTTAAAAACCAACTAGAGGAATGCAAAATGAAAGAAACGCTAATGTTACTATCAGCGCAAATTGAAGAACGGCGAAGAATAATTCAAGAGGATCTTAGTGCAGGAACGGCTAAAGATTTCGGTGGCTATCAACACGCTTGCGGAGAAGTTCGCGGGTATCTCATGGTTCAAAGTTTTATATCTGAACTACTTAGAACTAACAAAGAACAGGATGAAGATTTTGAATCTAATCCTACTGATTCAGTGGTGAGCAAATGAATAAAATAGCAACGAGCGAAAAAACTTTAGTGTCTCCTGGAGGCGCTCCAATTAAATCTAAAGCTAAAGCAAAAAAAGAAGCGGTGGATAATTTAGCTAAACAATTACCCGAAGTTAAGGGCTACCGTATTTTATGTGCTGTACCTGAAGTTGAGGACGCTTATGAAAGCGGAATACTAAAAGCTGATGGGGCTAAAAAAATTGAAGAACATTCTACTGTTGTTCTGTTTGTTATGTCTTTGGGTGATTTAGCTTACAAAGATAAAGATAGATTTCCTTCTGGTCCTTGGTGTAAAGAAGGTGACTTTGTAATTACCCGTGCTTATTCAGGAACACGCATAAAGATCCACGGTAAAGAGTTTCGTATTATTAATGACGATACTGTAGAAGCTGTGGTTAGTGATCCTCGTGGGTATGCAAGAGCATAATTTTGTCTGGCTGGAAAAGCACGGAACAACGAAAAGCTTATTATAAAGCTAATCGAAAAAAGGCATATAACTGGAGAAAGTCTTGGAAAAAAGCTAATTCAGAAAAGGTATTAGAAAGTCATAAAATCTATTACCGCAAACATGCCAAACAAGAACGAATACGTGTAAGTGTTTGGAGAAAAGCTAATCCAGAAAAAGTAAACGCTTATAAAGCAATAAGAAGAGCAACACAAAAGAAAGTAAATGATATTCATACGTCTGATGATAGGTGGGTATTAGAAGAAATGTACTCTTTAGCTAAATTACGCGAAGAGATGTTTGAGTTCAAGTGGCACGTGGATCATATCGTACCACTAAGCAAAGGAGGCAGACATTGCCTCACAAACCTTCAGGTAGTTCCAGAGTATTGGAATTTATCTAAAGGCAATCGAAACACCGATTTATTTATTGGTGCAACAAATGGAGAGCAAGATGACAAAGATAGTAAATGAAATACCAGAAGAGCTAGAGATGGAGGGCGAAGAAGTAGAAGTTAGTATAGAAGAAAGCAAAGCTTCTAAACCCGAAAAATCTACTGCAGATGTCGAGCGAGTCGTACAGGAGAAACCCCGTGCAGCTGAACCTGAAATTGAAATAGAGGAAGAAGACGATACTCCTGTTGAAGATAGAGGTAAAGATCCCCTTCCCGATGAGATTGTGGAGGAGCTAGAAAAAGATAATCTGGATGATTATTCTGAACGTGTTAAACAGCGTATGGCGCAACTTAAAAAAGTTTATCACGATGAAAGACGAGCTAAAGAAGCTGCGGATAGAGAAAGAGAAGAGGCTATTCGTTTTGCACGTCAGGTAGCAGAAGAAAATAAAAGCTTAAAAACTACTCTTAGTAGTGGTGAAGAAGACTATTTAAAAGCAATTAAAGAAGCACATGAAAAAGATTTAGCATTAGCTAAACGAGACTATCGTGAGGCTTATGATGTTGGAGATACGGATAAGGTTATTGAGGCTCAATCTAGAATGACTGAAGCACAATATAAATTATCTGCTAGTGTTGATAGAAAACCACAATTTAAGGCTGTACAAGCAGATGAGAATAGTGTAGATTCTCAACAAAATGCCCCTAAACCTAAGATTACGCCTCCTGATGCCAAAGCAAAAGCGTGGCAAGAAGCGAATCCTTGGTTTGGTAAAGATGATGAGATGACAAGTCTTGCATTGGGTGTACATGAAAGACTCATTAAAAGTGGAATAAACCCCACATCTGATGAATATTACCGTAGTATCAATGATACTATGCAAAAGCGATTCCCTGAGAACTTTGGGGATAATTCGTTGGAAGAGGTTAAACCTGCCCAACGCAAACCTTCGAATGTTGTTGCACCGGCTACGCGCAGTACCGCGCCTAAAAAAGTACGACTAACCAAGACTCAATTAGCTTTGGCTAAAAAGTTTAGGTTGACACCGGAACAATATGCACGAGAAATGATAAAAACGGAGAACGCAAATGGATAAAGTTAAAAGAACTGATCGGGAAGTTGAAGTAAGAGAAGACCCTAAAAAAGAACGTGTATGGAAACCTGCGGCATTATTACCTGAGTTTACTCAGAAGCCAGGGTGGGTATATCGTTGGGTTAGAGTCTCTCTATTAAATGAACCGGATAACATGAACGTATCTTCGAAAATGCGTGAGGGCTGGGAACCTGTACTACATTCAGAGCACCCAGAACTTATAACCGGTAATAAACCTCAAGGACAATATAAAAATAATATTGAAATCGGCGGTTTATTATTATGTAAAGCTCCTAAAGAGCTAATGGAACAACGTCAGGCTTATATTGATAATAAAACTAAAAGTCAGACGGAAGCAGTCGATGCAGCGTATTTGAATCAAAACGATCCAAGAATGCCTAAGTTTGCTGAAGGTTCTGAAAAGTTTGGAAGGGGTTAAAACTAAACCTTTTAATGGAGAAAAAAGATGGCAACTACAGCTAGTCCTTATGGACTTAAAGCCGTAAACCACATTGGTGGTACGCCTTACGCGGGTTCTACTCGCTTACTACCCATTGCTAACGGATATAACGTCAATATCTACAACGGTTCAATAGTTTCTATTGTAGCCGGTGGTACGATTGAGATTGTTACAACCACAGGTAATGGCGGTGGTGGAGCAGCAGCAGCGTTTCCCGCTGGTACAATTGGTGTATTTGTAGGTTGTACCTACTCAGATCCAGTTACAGGCAACTTAACTTTTAGTCAGTATTTCCCCGCTGGCACTGCAGCAACAGACGCTCAAGCATATATTGTTGACGATCCCGATGTAGTATTTATGGCACAAGCCAGCGCAGCAGTAACAGCAGCTGACTTAGGTCAAAATACTCATCTAGCAGCAGCGCAGTCTACCACTACGGGTACTATCCCAGCTGGTAATTCTAACACTGCAGTAACAGCTACAACCGCAACCACGGCAGCTTTTGCTTTCCGTATTGTTGATTTTGTAGACAGTCCAACATCGACTGTAGGTGATGCATTCACTGACTTACTTGTTAAGTTTAATGCTGGTGTTCACTCTTACAATAACTCAACGGGTATCTAAGGAGAATAAATCATGGCAATTTCAAGAGCTCAACTCTTAAAAGAGTTACTCCCAGGCCTTAATGCTTTATTCGGTTTAGAATATGCGCGTTATGGTGAAGAACACAAAGAAATCTACGAAGCAGAATCTTCGGATAGAAGCTTTGAAGAAGAAACTAAACTAGCTGGCTTCGCGGCAGCACCTGTTAAAGGTGAAGGCGCAGCAATTGCATACGATAATGCACAAGAAGCATTCACAGCTCGTTATAACCACGTGACAATTGCTCTAGGCTTCAGTCTTACTGAAGAAGCAGTTGAAGACAATCTATATGATTCTCTTTCAGCTCGTTATACTAAAGCTCTTGCTCGCTCAATGGCAAACACTAAGCAAGTTCGCGCAGCCAATGTTCTAAACAACGGCTTCAACGCAGCTTTCCCTGGTGGCGATAACGTGTCATTGTTCAATGCTAACCACCCATTAGTTTCTGGTGGCGTAAACAGCAACACTCAAGCAGTCGCTACAGACTTGAACGAAACAGCGTTGGAAAATGCTGTAATTCAAATCGCAGCTTGGACTGATGAGCGTGGACTGTTAATAGCAGCGAAACCTCGTAAACTAGTAATTCCACCTTCGTTGCAGTTCGTTGCGACTCGTCTATTAGATACAGAGCTACGTGTAGCTACTGCTGATAACGACCTCAACGCACTACGTTCTAACGGTGCAATTCCAGAAGGATATACTGTAAACCACTTCTTAACTGATGGTGATGCGTACTTCCTTACAACTGATGTTCCTAACGGTATGAAGCATTTCGAAAGAACTCCGCTTACTACTTCTATGGACGGCGACTTCGACACAGGCAATGTACGTTACAAAGCCCGTGAGCGTTACTCGTTTGGTTGGTCTGACCCACTAGGTATGTGGGGTTCTCAAGGTGCTGCGTAAGTAGCATTAGCTCGGCGGAAAACCCTGGTGTCATCCTCCACCAGGGTTTTTCTTTTTCTGTTGTATAATCATTTTAATAAGTGTAGTATCATAATATTCCGGGAAAAATCCGGCTTATTAGACTGTCCCGGCAGACGCATACACGACTAATAAGCTTAACTTTGTATGGAGAATTAAAATGGCTATAACCACTTTTGCTGGTCCAGTCAGATCCCTTGGTGGATTTGTTGAGTCCGGCTTCAATAACGCAATTGATGCAACCGCAGCTTTGACTGGCGGTACTCTTACTCTAACCGCGCTCCCTGTAGCAGCTTCAGCTCCTGGCGTATTGCCAGCAACTGTAGGTTCACCCGGACACGCCGGTAAAGAACTTACTGTTTCTGCAGATGGCGGTACATTTACTCTACCTCTTATTAATGCAGTTAATCCAGGCGCTAACGCAGCTGCAGGTCAAGGCCAAGGCGGAGCTTCTGATCCTAATCAAACAAGTAATTTAGGTATGCAGTTTAGATTTACTGTACTAGCTGATATTACAACCAGCCTTATTATTAATACTGGCGCCGTCACTGACGTAATTTTTGGAACTATTAATTTCTGTGATGATGCTAACGATAACGGTGTAACTGCATTTTTCCACACTCCCGGTACAGCTAATTCAGTTACATTTAATGGTACTACTCAAGGCGGAGACGCGGGTTCTACATTTACTCTAACTGCAGTTGGTGCAGCAGCATGGAAACTAGAAGGGGTATCGGTATTTCCTACTGCTTCAACACCAGCTACACCATTCTCAACTAGAGTTTAATAGACTAGGAAATTATTATGGACGGAGATATTTGGGCAATTAACCCTACGGTAAGTAACACTACTTATCGCGCTGCCGCAACTATTGCAGCTAATGCTCTTACTCTTACGTTGTTAACCGATAGCCCCGCGTTAAACGGGGCAGGTTATTTAGTAAGTATTACCTCAGATGGAGACGATCGTGGTATTACTTTTACTGTAACAGGGCGTAGAGTAGGTAGTATATCTAGCGGTGATGTTAGCGAGGTTATTACAGGACCTAACGCTACTACAGCAGCAGGTACAATTCCTTTTGCATCTATTACTAGTGTTGTTGCAAGCGGCGCATCCACAAATGATGTATCTGTTGGTACAACAGGAAATTTATTCTTACCCAGAGCGCGCATAAAAGGTTTTTATGTATTGTGTAGTGGTACAGCTGGAAGCCTTGTTGTGCGAATAAATAGTGTAGATTCTGTGGTAAACACAATATTTAATATTTCTACACCTGCGGGCGCTACACTTGTTGAGCAGCTACAACTACCGGGTCAAGGAATTTTAACTGCTAGACAGACTAATGACTTTGCAGAAGTAATACCAACTAACATAACTGACTACACACTATTTTGTGGGTAATGTATGGCAACGGCAAAGAAAGCTAAACCTAAAGCTAGAAAAAAAGGCGTATCTTTAGCAGTAGGAAGGGGCGAAAAGCTCCCCGTCTCTAAAGGAGCGGGTCTTACTGCGAAAGGTCGCGCTAAATATAATCGAAAAACTGGAGCTAATCTCAAGGCTCCTGCACCCAATCCCAAAACGAAAAAGGATGCGGCTCGCCGTAAATCTTTTTGTGCACGAATGTCTGGTATGAAAGGCCCTATGAAAGATTCTAAAGGTCGTCCTACTAGAAAAGCAGCATCATTAAAAAGGTGGAAATGCTAATGAGTACCGAACGTGAACTAGGAGAACATTCAGTAGCTATTGACCATATGCAAAAAGATATGGACGAAGTGAAAGAAGATATTCGCCACCTAAAAATTGCTGTTGATAATATTGAAACTATGTTATCTGAAATAAAGGGCGGTAGAAGAATGGCTATGTGGTTTTGTGGTGCTATCGGCAGTGCAATTACAACGGTTATATATTGGTGGGCTGGTAAGTAATGCCAGCTAAAAGCGCCAAGCAACTTAAACTAATGCAGGCGGTGGCTAATAACCCTAAGTTTGCTAAAAAGGTAAACATTCCACAGTCTGTGGGTAAAGAATATTCTAAGGAGAGCAA